AATGGAAATGGAGGGGCAGGCTGGGACAGCACGTCAATCTCACACGCAAGGATCCACACCGTGCTTGGTGCAGATCCAACTGTTGCCTCAGGGTCAGGGGCCACATCACCAGAGAAAATAAACGAGGAAGATTAAATACCGTATGACATCATCCACAGCAGGCTCCACAGTGAGCCAATCATTTGTTACCGCATACACTGGTCGTAGGAGGAATCGTCCTGCGGCAGGCCGTAGGGGATCTCCTTTACGCAAAGTAAAACGTGCGGGTAGGAAAAAATAAACGCAACGTAACCAAGGAGGAACACAATGCCAAAAGTAGGAACAAAAAAATTTGCTTACACACCAGCAGGCAAGCGGAAAGCCAGAGCATACGCAAAAAAAACTGGTAAAAAAATGAAACGAGGCCGCTAATAGACCATGAAGCCTGCTCTACAACACAAGCATCTATTGGTCAGGGCAGAGGTCAACTCACCACCACTACAGGATTACGATCTAGCACCAGCACTGCAACAGTTGGTGCAGGACATAGATATGAAAACGCTGTCAGGACCACACACCATATGGTGTCCCGTAGAGGGCAATATGGGTTGGTCAGGCACAGTGATCATTGAGACATCCAGCATAACATTCCATTCGTGGATGGAATCACACTATCCCGTCATACAGCTGGACGTGTATAGTTGCAAAGACTTTGCGGTGGACACAGTGTTGCGATGGCTTCGTCAATTTGATCCAGAACGCATAGACTACAAGTTCCTGGACAGAGAACAGGGTTTCAACACAATAGAAGTAAATAGTTTGAGGATGATTGATCCAGGTGAAGACATCTTGGATCCCAAGGAATGGCTATGAGCAACGGCAGTATAGAACACACAAATCTAGAAGCACACGTGGAGTTATGCACACAGCGTTTCAAACGCATCAATGAAAGACTGGATCGCATAGAGGAAAAAATAGATCAGATCACGGAATGTATGAACCGCAACGGATCAGGCACAATAAAAACAGTGATCTATTCAGCAGGCACAGTGATAGCAGGACTGCTATCCACCATAGTGGTGATGCTGATGAAACTGTAATATGTTTGCAGATTTCTTTGGACCCAACTGGCCTTTCAACGATCCCTGGGATGATTTCAAGCAATGGATACGAGCAAAGATAAAAAATGGCATTGCAATCTACAAAAAATATTCGTCGCTGTTACGTAATAGGTAACGGATCCAGCAGACAGCACTACGACATAGACCACTTACCATGGCCCACATTTGGTTGTAATCAAATCTACAAAGATCATAGCGTAGACTACCTTTGTGCTCAAGACAAGGATGTGCTACATCAAATGCAACAGGATGGAGTCACACAAACTGTGTATCTGCCTGCAATGAAATTGAGGAACTATCAACACAACTCCTGGACACAACTGCCCAGTATGCAACCTGTAGCATTGGGCAACGACATAATGGCCTCTTGGCTCACGGGAGAGATTGCCATGGTGCTGGCCGCACAGTTGGGATTTGATCGCATAAAACTAATTGGCTTTGACGGAGGACCTGACAGCTGGTATAGGGGCAGGACTTCCACCAACCAATCACTAGAAGTGTGTCAATCACGACCTGAACGTTATAAAAACAGCTTTGCCAAGATAAAAAAAATATATCCGCATATCATTATAGAGCCAGATGAATATTTTTTACAGGCTTATAAATAACATTGCGGACAACCGTAAGGCCCGCTGATGTCTGGTAATCCAGGCCAGTTGGTAGTGCTGTGAACTACAAGCAAAGAACGTTCATTGCTAGTAGGGACAACCGCAAGGCCCCAAAAACAAAAACATAATTCGTAGCGTAGAAATATAAACAACAAAAACAAACAACTAAACAAGGAGAGACCAAATGGCTCTAGTAGGAAATGCAGGGACATCAGTTAGTAATGCTTTTACGACGATGTTTTCTGATGATGTAAAACACCAGTATCAACAACTTACATCAAAATTAGTTGGATCAGTTAGAGTAGTGAGAAATGTTGTAGGTTCTACTTACAAATTTAATACACTTACAAAAGGTGGTTCAATCAAAAATAAAGCACGATTTGAAGACATTACAGCAATGTCAGACACAAGCAAGTCTTTGTCTGGTGGAGGTGCATACACAGGTGGCACAGCCCAGAATGCTCAAATCACAGCAACTTTAGCAAACTATCACTCAGGTGAATATGTTGATTCTTTAGACGAACTAAAGACCAACCTAGACTTGCGTATGAGTTTTGCTGAAGCAATTGGTGGAGCTCTAGCAAGAGCGGCTGACCAAGCGATCATTGACGCTTTGGATGCGGCTACACCAACTAACATCAAAACAACTGCACAAGGTGCAAATGGTTTGAACAAAGCGGCTCTTTTAGAAGTCCACGAAGCGTTAAATGCGTTAGACGTGCCTTCAAATGACAGAGCACTTATCATTTCACCAGCGGCACTTACAGACATCTTAACTGATACAACTTTAATATCAGCGACTGATGGACAATTGTCAAACCAAGCGTTAGCGACAGGTTACCTGCCTAACATCTTTGGTTTTTCTGTGATCGTATCAAATCTTTTAACTGCTGATTCAGTAGTTAGAAAATGTTACGCTATCCAGAAACAATCTGTAGGTTTAGCAGTTGGAAAAGATATCTCAACAAGAATTGACTACGTTCCTCAAAAAGCATCTCACTTAATCTTAGGTGAAATGTCAATGGGTGCGGCAGTAGTTGATGCTGACGGAGTAGTTGAAATCCAAGTTTCTGAGTAATCAAAAACTGTTTCGCTATAAACACAAGGCAGGCCCTTTACGGGCCTGTCTTTTTTTATGTCCGCTAAATAAGTATAAAGCAAAAAAGGATTTCAATAAATGGCTGAATCAAAAGTATCAATCTCAAATCAAGCACTGATCAAATGTGGTGCAAATACAATCACATCATTCACTGATGGAACACACGAAGCAAACGTTTGCTCAGTGATGTATGACAATGTAAAAAAAGGTCTTTTGTATTACACATTTTGGAACTTTGCAATTGAAAAAGTATTATTATCAAAATTAGCAGAAACACCAGCAGACAAAAGTTATGTCTATGCACACTCCCTACCAGGAGATGTAATCAGGGTGAAAGGTTTCTTTGATGACTCAGGATCATACGTCACTGATTACAGCTTAGAAAAGAATAAAGTGTATAGCAACACAACTCCTTTGTATATTGAATACGTGCAAGATATGGCAGAACAAGACCTTGCTGTATTTTTTATAGAAGCACTTATCGCAAAACTTGCATTAGAAATAAATGAAGCAATAACAGGAGTGGGAACTCTTACTACTAGATTGGCTGAAGATTTTTCAACAAAACTTCGTGCCGCAAGAATAAGTGATGGACAAGAAAACCCACCTACAAATATTATGCCTATAGGCAGGTTGGTTGAAGCACACGTGGGGTCCATATCAGGTAGATTAAGACACCCAGAAGGCTAATGGCAACTAGAAAAGTAAGTCAGGTTTCTTTCAACACTGGACAACTGGGACCGTATATGGACGGTAGGGTTGATTCACAGCTCTATAAAACAGGTCTAGAAGAATGTTCCAATATGTTGTTGCTACCACAGGGTGGAATGCAAAAACGTAAAGGTTTTGAATTTATTTCAGCACACACAGACAATGACACCACACCAGATGGATCTACACCAGTAGTAACCAACGGTTTCCACATCAAGAGCAGGATGTTTCCTTTTAGGTTTTCTGATGGACAAGAATATGTTTTGGTGTTTGAACCAACAGACAGTTCCACAGGCACCACAGCAACCATACACATTTTTTACAATGATGTAAGGATACAAAAAGTCACCAACGGTGTTGGAGGCAACGTTTTACCTGTTGCGGTGGATCAGATTGACGATTTAAGATTTACACAATCATTTGATTATATGATTTTTGTTCATCCAGATGTGCGTCCATTCCAACTAGTGCGAGGAGTGACCAACACATCTTGGACTAGCTCATATCTAACATTTGATCACTTACCACAGGCCAACTTCAACTTTGATGCCACACTGACACCAGCGTCAGCATCAGGCAACAACGTCAACTTTACACTGGCAGGTGGCACATACAGATGGGTGGATGCCGCGTGGCCAGACGGACACATAGATATGCATATAAACGTCAATGGTGGTATGGCAAAGATCAAATCAATATCATCAGACACAGTGGCAGTGTGTGAAGTGGAATATGATCTTGTGGACACAGAGACAGCAGAGGGACACGAATGGGAGATAGATGCCTTTTCAAATCTTAACAACACATACGGTGGTGG